GTTCTATTTTAGAAGATGATAGATTACCTTTTTTACTTGACGCATACCTACGCATTGACGGACACGGCGAACTAATAAACGACAACCACCTAATTAATATTTACAACTTGGCCTTAAAAAATCCCCATTGTAAAATTGCGATATGGACTAAGCGCATACCTATTGTTCGGTCAGTTGCCAAGAAAATGAAAACCCCAGATAACATTATTCTGGTTTATTCCAATCCTATTATTAATAAAGTTAAGTATGAAAAAGATATCCCAGAATTTTTTCATAAAGTATTTAATAATGTATGGAGTGATTACAAAGAAAAAGAACAAAATTGTACGGGTCAACAGTGCAAAACGTGCATGGTATGTTATAATTTTGAGACAACTAATATTATTATTGAAGCAGTCAAAAAGAACGGCAAAACAAGAAGGGCGAAACAATAATGAACTATCACCCTTTAAACCTACCTATTGAAGGGGGGCGTTTAACAGATGACATAAACGCTCCTACATCGCGCAGGGATTTGACTAGAATTGAAAATGTGGCTTGGTGCATACGTAACCTTGCGATCAATAACGCAAAGCATCCAATGCTTAAACCTACATTAGAACATTTAAAAAGAATGATTTCTTCTCATAGGAAAATACAAGAAATAGATAAACAATGGCATAAAATACAATCCATAAAACTACCATAAAAAAAGGCCCCCAAGAAATTAATCAAGGGGGCCAATTAACTTATTCAATTAAGATTTTTCGTAATAACACAAGCGTAAATCTAGATCACACTCTAACCATTCTAGTCTCATTAAAGTTTTAACAATTGCTTTACCCTCATTAGTAAAAGCTTGATTAGTTCCGTTTTGTGGGTCGTAATCCTTACCCTCGACCCTTTTAAAATAATCAATAAAATTATCTTGAAAACTAAGCAATTCCTCCGCTACCATTCGTTTACTAAATCTCATTTTTATAGATCCCTTCCGATATTACACCATAACCAAACGACCATCACGGCAAACGCAATCGCTAATATCTGCCCGTGATCTAATACAAGTTCATGCATCGTTTCAATAATCATCTTGATACCGCCTTTACTACAGTTTCGAGACTACCTTGTTGACGAGTTAATCTCAATACTTCCCGTCTTAAATTCAGATTACTTTCTAAGGCTGCTAACAGCTGCGACTTATAAGACACCCCGTTTCTATCTTGGATATCAGCATCAACTTCCAATTTGTGCATTATGTGTCTATTTCGCGGATTAGGTTTTAAATGAATCATAGTTTGTATTCCCATAATTTATTAAAGATTCTTGAATCATAATCTAATTTAAAATTGTAGTCAATAGCCATAATAGCCATGGGGGTCATATTTTTTTAAAGCAAGTTTTAGCCGTTGCGCCAGAAAAGCGACACCCTATCGCGTAAATTACGGGGCGTAAATATAATGTAAGTCACAAAATGCGACAATATACGGGCTATAATGCGGTAAATGCGCGATAATTACGCGAAATAAAGACGATTTTTTACAATAACGCACACGGGCAGGGGCCACCACCCCCATGTGGTACGTATATCATGGAGTGTGCAACGGATAGTGAAAATGGAGTGTCAACCACTTTGGCGCATATTACCAGACACACACACGGCCTGTGTATAAAATGTTGACATATCGCGGATTATTAAATATAGTAATATTACTTGAGGATACAGGGTATATATATTTACCCCTCCCCATTCGATAACGAATGTTATACCACAGAAAGGGTAGTTCGTCAAGTAAAAAAGGCACGACTATGAAAAAAAATAACTTGACAAACAAAGACAAATCCATACAACTATACTCAGACTCAGGTAGGTATTTACTAGAACGGTTCTATGCCGTATTAGAACAGGGGTTTTTAGTTGACCCACTGTCTCTACCAACTAGCGATCAATACTATATCTGGGTAAGGTTGCGAGAAATGTTCCCATCTCGTAATCTGACGTTGGGAGAGGTATGTAGGATGCTACGTGAAGAGGGCTTTACGGATGGCAAGGGCATACTGACATCGGAAGAGGGTGATCAAGAGGAAGACCAGCCAACCTAGCTATGCTTATTCTTGCGAGGTTTGTTGTGGTCTAGGTTTGGACAGACGGTAGGGTACG